ATGGTGCGCTAGGTAATTTATTCGATGTGGGCGCAGGAGCTATCAGCTTCTCAGCATTCCAAGCAGAGGTTTTTGTTACCAATGCTACCGATGATGAGCCTTTGTTTGTGGACTCGACAAGTGATGATTACCACCTAACCGCATCTTCCCTTTTAACAGCGGCGGGTTTAGTGGGTTCAACTACAGGACTAACAGACTTGGACGGCATAGCATACCTTGATCCTCCTCGCATTGGGCCTTATCAATTTGTTTCTAGCGGCTCCCCAACCCTAACCACTCCTTATAGTATTGGTACTAACAATGGCCCCTTATTCACTATTAAAACCAGTGATACATTGGCCACTATTGAGGCTGCTGGATTCTTTAACGGTAATGCGGCTTATGCCAGCTTACTTAAAACGGGTGATGTATTACTGATTGAGGCATCCAACGGCACTAAGCTTTATAATGTCACGGTTGAGCCTATCTCCAGGACTATCACTTTATCCACAGGAACAGAAATAACATGACAGATGATGAAGCGGATAAAATGATCAATGATGTGGTTGATGCTATCTGTGAGGATAACATTGACCGCGCTGCCGAAGCTTTAGAGTTTATGGCTGAGTCATTTGCCAAGGCCGGATTAGGCAAGCAATCGTTTGTTAATATGAAGCGTCATCTAATTGACAGCACCATCGAGAGATTGGGTAAAGCAGCATCGCCCATGATACAATTAAAACTACAGTTAGCCGAACAAGAGCTAATGAGACTTAGAGCGCTAAAGCGTCAATCACATATCAGTGGAGTAAACAATGGACACATCTTTATCCAATAACGAAACACCCAAAGCCAAGCCAGGCCCAAAAGCCAAGCCCAAAGTAGACGTGGAAGCACTAGAGTCACGCATCCATAACCTTGAGCAGCTTATTGTCCGCATGGCTCACCAATCAGGCACATCACATCAAATCCTTATCAAAGCAGGATTAACCCCATACAGCCCTACCAAGGGTGATATGAGCAAGTTTAAGAAGGTGGGATAATGGGTGCTACTAAGCGTAGACAGCAAAACCAAGAGGAAATGAGGGAGAAATTAGCTTCCCAAGGTCATATTGATAAAGCTGTTGAATTAGTTGAGAAAATGAGCGATGAGGGTAATGAACTAGCAGATGTACAAATGTTAGAGAAAGCCTTCAATGCTCGTATGCGTTTAGTGGATAAATACCTACCATCTATCAAAGCAATAGATTTAAACGCTAGTGTTGATTTGGATGGGGAGATACACATAACATGGCAAGCACCGTCGTAATACCCTATTCACCTAGACCCCTACAGCAACAGATACATGACCAGTTAAAACGCTGGTCTGTTGTCGTATGCCATAGACGGTTTGGAAAGACGGTATTTGCTATTAACCATTTATTAAGAGATTGCCTAACATCATCAAAGGAACGCCCACGTTATGCCTACCTTGCCCCAACTTATAAGCAGGCTAAAACGATTGCATGGGATTACCTCCAACACTACTCAAGACCAATTCCAGGTATTGTTATTAATCAGTCAGAGCTTCGGATCGACTACCCCAACGGCGGTCGTATCCAATTATTTGGCTGCGATACACCAGACGCACTCAGGGGTATCTACTTGGACGGATGTATTCTAGATGAATATGCCCAAATGCCATCATCTCTATTCGGCGAAGTATTAAGGCCAGCACTATCTGATCGCAAAGGATGGGCCTTATTCATAGGCACACCAAAAGGTAAGAATGCCTTTCACACGTTATATGAACATGCTGACAATGATGACCAGTGGCTAGCTGTAGTCCATAAGGCCAGTGATACCGGTATTGTGGACGAGGAAGAACTAAAAGATGCTAGAGGGATAATGACTGATGAGGAATACGAGCAAGAGTATGAGTGTTCATGGTCTGCCGCTATCCGTGGTGCAGTGTATGGTAAAGAGATGGCCGCATGTATTAGGGATGATCGCATAGGGTTTATACCTGTTGAGCCTTCAATCCCTGTTCACACGTTCTGGGATTTAGGTATTGCTGACTCAATGACGATATGGTTTGTACAAGCGGTGGGTAAGGAAATACGGTTTATTAACTATTACGAGCATACTGGCGAAGGTATGGCGCATTACATCAACTATCTAGACCAGTTTAAGCGTGACCACGGTATTACCTATGGCGATCACTTTGCGCCCCATGATATTGAGGTTAGGGAGCTATCCACAGGTAAGAGCCGTAGAGATACTGCTTTAAAGATGGGGATAGGGTTTAGAGTGGTTCCACAGCATAAGGTAGCTGATGGCATTGAGGCGACACGCAGACTATTTAACCGGTTTTGGTTTGATGAGAAGCGCTGCAAACATGGTATTGAGTGCGTTAGCCAGTACAGATATGACTATGACGAGAAGCGTGGAGTGTTTAGAGATACCCCATTACATGATTGGGCTAGTCATTGCGCTGATGCGCTACGTCAATTAGCTATGGGGTGGAGTGAGGTGCTGACACAGAAAGAGCGTGATATGTCCCCAGTGGTGGCTAAGTCTGATTTTGAGGTGTTCTAGTGGACATGGCAGTCAATCATATTGAGTATTGGCATGTAATATTCCGTAAGACCAAGCTCAAGCATTGGGTGTTTAAGTGGCTAGAGCCTAACTTTCAGCACTGTTATGCTGTCAAAGAGAGTCCAGGCGGTGAGTTCTGGATAGTGATAGATGGCAAGAATAGCTGCACTCAGGTTGAGCTATTAAGCAAGATAGACTATCCGCATATCCGTTGTATTGACCCTGATAGCGTAATACTATCAATAAGGGCTATAATTAAGCCTGAAAGCTATCGTCATACTCTATGTGTATTTAATTGCGTAGAGGTGGTTAAATCGGTGTTAGGTATTAGGGATTTCTGGTGCTGGACTCCATATCAATTATATAAGAGGTTATCCAATGGGTGATGAATTAAAAAAGTCATTTAGGCGCGGCACTAGCCTTGCTACAGGCTTAAAGGTTGGCGAGAAGGTTGGGAAGGCTGTAGAGAAGCCATTACGCACAGGTGCCAGTGCTGCTCGACGTGATGCTGCTAGCCTACTAAAGACTCAACAGCAGAAAGAAGCCGCCAAGTTAGCTGAGACTGAGAGCGAGATAGCTACTAAGCGGGCAATGGCTAAAGGTGGTCGCGCTGGTCGTCAATCATTGATTAAGTCTAGTGGTGGTGGCTTATCTAATAACTTGGGTGGTACTGCCTAATGGAATACACACTCCCTTCTGATTTGGGTGGCATGACCACCGTATTAAAGCGGTTCGGTAAGGCTAAAGAGCGTAGAGAGTTATGGCGATCACTGCTACAAGAGGCTTATGACTTTGCTCTACCACAGAAGGAGACGTTTAACTTCCATTCTCCAGGCCAGAAGAAGAATCGCCATATCTATGATTCTACTGCTGTGATGGGTGTTCGTACCTATGCAGCCCGTATTCAATCAGCCCATACGCCACCGTGGAAGCAGTGGATGAATTTTGTGGCCGGTACTGATACGCCCAAGGCTGATAGGGATAATCTGAATAAACAATTAGAAGAAGCTACTGAGATATTCTTTAACCACCTTGATGAATCTGATTACTCTAATCAATCCACTGAGTCTGATCAGGATTTAGCTATCTCAACGGGTGCTATGTTCTTTGAAGAAGGTAACGAGCTAGCGGGTGAGCCGTTATTCAAGTTTACCTCTATCCCTTTGGCTCAGTTGTACCTTGAGGCTGGTGAGGGCACTAAGAACACTGGATGGCGTGAGCATGAGGTAGAGGCGCGTAATGTGCCATTGATGTGGCCACAAGGTAATTTTGGTAAGGATTTAGAGGATAAGATTGAGAAGTCACCTGATGAGAAGGTAAAGATCATTAACGGTGTATTACGTGCTAATGGTGCGTTCTGGCAGATAGTTATCTATGAGCCCAAGAAGCAATTGATATTCGCTCAGGACTTTACTACATCCCCTCTTATTATCTATCGCACTAATGTTATTCCTGGTGAGGTGTATGGTCGCGGCCCTGTTCTTGATGTATTGGCTGATATTAGGACTGCTAACAAGGTTAAGGAATACATCTTAAAGAATGGTGCCTTGCAGATGACAGGCGTATATACCGCTATGTCAGATGGTACGTGGAACCCTCACACAGTTACTATTGCTCCAGGTTCTATCATCCCAGTGGGCAGTAATTCTAACCAGAACCCCTCTATCAAGGCGTTGGAGAATAGTGGTCGATTGGATGTAGGCCAGATTATCCTTGAGGATTTGCAAGCTAATATCAATAGGGCGTTATTCGCCAATCCATTGGGTGAGGTTGATGATCCTGTTAAGTCTGCCACAGAGCAGATGTTACGCACACAAGAGATGCTTAGGACTTCAGGCGCATCCTTTGGTCGATTGAATACTGAGAAGATTAAAGCCATTGTTGAGCGTGGCGTAGATATTCTGACTACTAATGGTCGTTTACCTGCTATTAAGGTGGATGGTAAAGAGGTAGGTATTCAGATGCAGTCACCACTGGCACAGGCTGAAGCTCAAGAAGAGTTCCAAGCCTTTCAGGTATGGTGGGCGCAGATGCAGACCTTACCGCCTGAAGTTGTGGCTTTGGGCGCACAGGTTGAGAATATTCCTAACTGGACTGCTGAGAAGTTAGGATTGCCTACTAATGAATTGGCACGATCAAAAGAAGAGATACAAGCAGCATCACAACAGATAGTACAAGCTGCACAACAACAGGAGATGGATGGTGGAACCCCTACCGGAGAATAGTTTAGAGTCCTTTATTGATGAGGGATTGGCACAGATGGAGGCCTTCAATAAGATGGCTGATCGTGATGCTATTTTGTTGCATAAGGTATTTGTCCAGAATGAGGATGGTGCCGAGTTACTAGAGAAGTGGAAGAATGATTTAATAATGATTCCTTCTGTCCTGCCTGAGTCTACTCAGTTTGGGGCTGGAATAACCGAAGGCGGTAAGATGCTCATAAGAAACATCATCGCCTCAATACAATCAGTGGAGAGTGAATTATGAGTGAAGAAGGTTCAATAGAATCAACGAGTGATGCTGATGTTGTCGCAGAAATGACAGCCCCATCATGGTCTTATGCTGAAGGCGTAGGGGGTGAAGGTGATGCCCCTGACTGGTTTAAGGGTGATAAGTATAAGTCCGTATCCGATCAGGCTAAGGCTTATAACGAGCTAGAGGGGCGCTTTGGTGCGTTCACGGGTGCGCCTGAGTCCTATGAGTTTGCCTTATCAGAGCAATTAACCGAGGCGGGTGTTGAGTTAGCATCTGATGATCCTTTGATAGCTCAATTCACTGAGATGGCTAA